CTATGCGCCATATTGCGGGCGAAATAGCTGACGGTGATGCCGACCATCATCTGGGTCACGCGCTTCGACCAGCTCAGGCCCTGCTCATAGACCAGGCTGACCGCCGCACCCGCCGCGCCAGGCACCAAGGTGATGAGGAAAGCCAGCAGCGCGTCGCCGACATCGTGGATAATCTTCTGCATGGGGGTCAGGTCCAGAGCTGGACGACATCGCGCTGCCGGGTGGCGGGCGGGGCGTCGGGAAGGATCACGGCGGTGCCGATCGGCAGGACGGGGCCAAGCGCGGCCAGGCCAGGATTGGCGGCCAGCACGGCGGGCAGATCGTCGGGGCCGAGGCCGCGCGCGCGCCAGATCAGCGCGTCGAGCGTGTCACCGGCACGGGCGCGCACCTGGTCCATCAGATCAGGTCGACGGTCATGCGCCCGACGCCCAGGATCTCGCGCACGGCGTGGACCGAATCGCGGCGCAGCTCGGCGACGCTGGGATCGAGCTGGCTGGCCTCTCGCTCGCCACGCCCGGTCAGGTCCACGTCGACGAAGCGCTCGATGATCTCGGCCTTGGCGGCGGTGAAGACGGCACGGCGATAGAGGATCGCCAGCTCGGACTGGTCATCGATCCGCAGCGCGGGCACCTGGTCGAGCGTGGCGAAGCCCGCCGTCACCTGGCCAAGCCGCCATTCCTCCAGGTCGCGGCCGACGCGGATGATCGCCGCAATCAGCGCCTGGCGTACGCGGGCGTCGGTGATGGCATTAGCGTCCACCCGCTGCTCATCGCGGAAAAGCGCGGGGTCGATCGGCGGGAACCACCCGCCTGTCACGATCGGCGCGGGTGTGGTGACCACGGGAGCGGGGTCGTCGGGCAGGACGGTGGGGATGAAGGTCGCGGTCATGCGGGTGCGCCGATGACCTGGGCGGCGATGGCCGCACCCGCGATCGTCAGGGCGATACCGATCGAGAAGACCAGCGCCCAGAGCGCGCAGCGGGCGCGGGTGCGGTGCATGGCGGGCAGGCCGATCGTCGCGGGGTCGAATTGGCAGGCGAGCGCCAGCGCACCGGCCAGCACCGCCCATGCTCCGAGCCCCTGGCAGATCGCGGCGATGAGGATCAGGAGAGTGGGCATGGGCGGGGTCCTTCAGGAGATCCAGGGGTGGGGATCGGGTCCGTGGCGGCCCTCAGACCCGAAGGTCCCTCCCGTCACGCGCGATCCGCCCCCGGCGCCCGGGGGCGAGCTGGTCAGCGACGCGAGCGGAAGCTCGGGCGGTAGCTGGTGGTGGTGCGGGTGACCGAGCCACCGCCAAAAAGGCTGCGGCGCGTGGTGGTCGTGACCGTCCGGGTGGGGATCGGTGCCTGATAGGCGGCGCGGGGATAGTAGGTCGCCGGGGCGTGATGATGGATCACGGTCGGGCGGGGCGATCCGCCGGACAGCTGCGACGCCAGCGCGGCGCCCGCCAGGCCGCCGACCAGATAGTCCTTCACGTCGCCGCCCGAGCTGGCGACGGCCATGCAGGTCACGGCGTCCTTGGCGCCCGCGCATCGCTCCTGAGCGGTCGGGCCGCAGGCGGTGAGGGGGAGCGCGGCAAGGGTGGCGGCGCAGATCAGGGCGAGCTTGGAAAGGCGCATCGTCGGTCCGTTCTTTTCGAGGATCAGGAATTGCTGCCCTGGGCAGCGGCCTTAAGGGCTTCGATCACGCTGTCGGCCTCGCCGTCGGCGATCAGGTCGATCGGGCGGCTTTCGGTCACGGCGTCGACGGTCTGGAGCCAGATCGCGAAATCCGCGACCGACATGCCCAGGGCGAGCGCTTCCGCGCGGACGCGGTCCAGATCGGTCTGAAGGCCATCGGGCGCGGTCTTGGCGATGACCTTTTCCAGGCGCTGAATGACGGTCTTGACGCCGATGCGCGGATCCAGCGCGAAGGCCTGGCGCAGCGGCTCGATCGCCTGGGCGGCAGCCTGGGCGCGATCGGGCGTACCCTCGGCGTGCGCTTCGCTGGCGCGGATCAGCTCGGTGCCGATCGCCTTCAGCATCTTGGCGCGGGGCTGGTCGTGCATGTCGATGCCGTCGACCAGGGCCTCGACCTCTTGCAGCACGTCGAGCGGGAAGCTCTGGCCCGCATTCTGGGCGTGTAACGCGGCCTCGGCGACCTCTTCCAGGATCAGGGTGGCGGCATCGCGCTCATAGCGGGCGGGCAGCGGCACGTCGTGGCGCAGGACATGGGTGGCCAGGCGCAGGGCCAGCGGCCAATCGTCGGTGTCGATCGCCCAGACCATGACGGTGGGCAGGACCTCGATGGCGGGCGAGGGGGCGATCTTGCCGCGCTCGACGGCTTCCCCGGCGGCCAGCTCGCCGTCGATCCAGGCGCGATATTCGGGGATCATTTCGCGCTTGGCGGCGATCTTAAGCGGGCGGGACTTGATGTCCTTCAGACGGCGCAGATCGTGGGTGAGGCGCAAGCTGATCTGCTTGGCCGCGATCTCGATGGCCGGGGTGTAGAGCGGCTGCTCTTCGCGGTGCAGGGCAGGGGTGAGCCCGCCACCAGCAGGATCGGACGCACTGGCGGCAGCGATAAGCGACAACACATGGTCGCGGGTCTGACGAGCGAGGCTCATTTGCGTGTCCTGGGTGACGGGCTACAGGGTGACAGCGAGCGGCCGCTTAGGCCTTCTTGCTCTGCTGAATATTTTCGATGAGGACGGCGCAGCCGTAATCCTCGACGACATAGGATTCATTGACCGACTGATAGTCGGCGACCTGGTCGTATTCCGGCTCCTCGCGAATGGTGCGTCGGCGGGAGCCGTTCTGGACGTAGATCGACAGGTTATCGAGCTTGGTGACCAGGATGGCATTGGCGGGGAAGAAGGGCACGAGCACGGCGGTCTTGCCACCGACCTGCTTCGGCAGCGTCAGGATGCGATTGCGCGCCTCCATCTCGGTCGCCTTGTCGCCCGCCGCATTGATGACATTGAGGAAGCGGTCGGACACCAGATCGCGACCGACGATCACCACCAGGTCGGTATCGTCGCGATGCCATTCGTCCATCAGCTCGATCGCGTCCGTGACCAGCGCGTCGATATTGACATAGTCGACTTCGGTGCCAAGCGTACCCGCCGCGACGTAGATCTTGCCTGCGGCCGTGACGCGGCCGGTGCCGTCGCGGGTCGCAGGGGTCAGCGCGCCGCCTGCCATGTGCCGCGCAGGCGCGTAATAGCGGATCTTGTAGAGCCAGCCGAAATTGACGTCCTGAAGGAGCGGGAAGGCGACGATGTCGGTGGTGTCGGCGCGGGCGACGCCGTTCCAGCCGATCATGATCCGGTCGCGGCCCTGCTGGGCGACGATCGTATTGCGATAGAGCGTCTGGAATTCGGGCTTATGCGCCCACATGTCCAGCTTGCCGTATTTGATCGCCGTGTCCGAATTGGTCTGCGCGCAGAAATAGCGACCCCGGTCGCTGGTGTCGGTGGGGTCGATCGGCTTGCGGCGCACGCCGGTGGCGGCATTGGTCAGGGTGCGGCTGGCGATCGGACGGGTGACGCCCATGCCGACCTTCGCGCCCTCCTGTGCATCCACCGGGATGATATTGATCTTGCCGAGGAATTCGCTCGACTGTTGGATTACTTCCTCCAGCTTCTGCTCGACGGCGGGGGCGACCGAGAATTGCTTTTCGCCGCGCACGACATCGGACTCGACGCCATTGATGGTGGCGATCTGGCCGAGCATCGCATTGAAGGCGGTGCGGGTGAGATTCTTCATGGTAGGGGGCGGTCCTGTGCTTGCGGGCGGGGGCGGGCGGGGCCGATCAGCAGTCGGTGAGGACGGCGGTGCTACCGCCGGTGGCGGGCGGACGGCTGAAGGTGTCGACCGGGGCCTTTTCCAGCTTTGCCTGGAGCGCCGAGAAATCCTGGGCGAGCTTGGCATGGGCTTCGGTGACCGGCTTCATGGCAGCGGCGATCGACTGGGCGACGGTCTTGCCGACCTCGGTGGCGAAATTTGCCGGGTCGAAATCATTGTCATTCGCGGGCTGGCGCTTCGGCTCTTCCTTGGGCTTTTCCACCTCGGCGCGGCCGAATTGCTGCGCCAGCCGATTGAAAAAATTGGCGATGGCACCGTCGGGTTTCGTGACATCGATCGGCGCGGCGTCGAATTCCAGGGCGATCGCCTCGGTGCCGTGCGCGTGGAAGGTGCCTGGCGCCGAGCGCGAAAATTGCAGGCGCTGGGTGGCGATCGATGCCGGATTGTCGGTGAAGGCCAGGCCGACGATGCCGGTCTTGCCGCAGCCCGCATAGGACGGGGTCAGCTCGACGGAGGGATAGGGCTTCTGATCGGTCGCGGCGAGATTGAGCAGCTGGTCATTCGCATCGACCTGGACGTAGAGCGCGCGGCGCTTTTCGGTCTTGCCCGCGACCGTGATGTCATCGTCCTGCGCCTTCACCGCATAGACGTCGCCATAGCCATTGAAAGGCGGCTCCGGGCTATAGCCCGCGATATGCTCGACATTGATGCGCGGGCTGTAGGTGTCGCGGTTGAAGGTCGCGACGATCTCATCGATCATGGCGCTGGTGATGGTGCGCCCGTCGCTGATCGTATTGCCTTCGACGAAGGCGCGGAAAAATTTGCTCTTGGTGCCCATCGCTGTAGCGATCCCTGATTGGCGCCCTGGACGGGCCGATTTGCTGGCCAGAACAGGGGCTAAGGGCCGCGTGGGCGCAACGCGATGCTTGTGTAGAACGGCGTTCTACACAAGCGGGACGGCGCGGGCGGCGGGGGGCGGTGGCTACCGTCCCCGGCGATGGACAAGCTCCCGCCCGACCATGAAATGCCGCTGCCAGCGTCGACGATGCCGATCCCGGTCGACGCGAAGCGCCAGGCGCGCAGTCTGTATTGGCGCGGCTGGGGCGTCACCCAGATCGCGGACGAGCTGGGGCTGAAGCGCGCCACGGTCGAAAGCTGGAAGCAGCGCGATCGATGGGATGAGGCGCCGTCGCTGTCCAAGATCGAGGACGCGCTGGAATGCCGCCTCAACACGCTGATCGCCAAGGAAAATAAGACAGGCGGCGATTTCAAGGAAATCGACTTGCTGATGCGCCAGGTCGTGGCGGGGGCGCGCGTGCGGCGATACCAGGCGCCGGGCGGGCATGAGGGCGACCTGAATGAGAAGGTCGCCAATCGCAATGCGGGCGAGCGGAAGGACAAGGCCCCCGCCAATCACTTCACCGCCGAGCAGATCGCGCGGCTGGAGGAAATTTTCCACGAAGAGAATTTCGAATATAATGAATTGTGGTGGGACAACCGGCACCAGCGCACGCGCATGGTGCTCAAGTCGCGCCAGATCGGTGCGACCTTCTATTTCGCCCGCGAAGCATTGCTCGACGCCCTAAAGGGTGGCGGCAATCAGATATTCCTGTCGGCGTCAAAAAATCAGGCGCATGTCTTTAAAAATTACATCATCGAATTTGCAGCGCGGGTCGGGGTCAAGCTGAAGGGCGATCCCATCGTCGTATCGGCCGAGGGCCTGCCCGAGGATAAGCCGACCGCCAAGCTGATCTTCCTGGGCACCAATGCGCGCACGGCGCAGGGCTATACGGGCAACTTCTATTTCGACGAATTTTTCTGGACCTTCGGTTTCGAGGAGCTGAATAAAGTCGCCAAGGCGATGGCCAGCCACAAGCATTGGCGAAAGACGTATCTGTCGACCCCGTCGACGGTGGCGCATCAGGCCTATTCGCTGTGGACCGGCGCGGCCTATAATCGGCGTCGGAAGAAAGCCGAGCAGGTCGCGATCGATGTCAGCTATGACGCGCTCAAGGCCGGACAGCTCGGCGCCGATCGGATCTGGCGCCACATGCTGACGCTGGAGGATGCGGCCGCGCAAGGTTGCGACCTTTTCGACCTGGCCGAGGTGCGGGACGAGAATGCGCCCGACGAATATGCCAATCTTTATGGCTGCCAATTCGTCGACGACAGCCTGTCGGCTTTCAAATTCAATGAGCTTCAGCGCTGCACGGTCGACGCAGATGTCGACTGGCGCGATATTAATCTGCTCGCCGATCGGCCGGTCGGCGATCGGGAGGTCTGGGCGGGCTATGATCCGCAGGAAAGCACGGACGGCGACAATGCTGCCTTGGTCATCGCGCTGCCCCCGGACGGGCCGAACGGCAAATTCCGCCTCATCGAGAAGCACCAGCTGCGCGGCGCGGACTTCCAGGAGCAGGTGGAATTCATCCTAGCCCGCCTGAAGCGCTACAATTGCACCTATGTCGGGGTCGACGCCTCGGGCGTCGGCGCTGGCGTCTATCAGATCCTGAAGGATCGGCATCGCGGCGTCGTGAAGCTCCAGTATTCGCTGGAGAGCAAGACCCAGATGGTGATGAAGGCGCAGCACACGATTTCGCGCGGCCGCGTGGAATTCGATGGCGGGTGGACCGACCTGCAATCGGCATTCCTGTCGATCAAGAAGGCGCTGACCCAGTCGGGCAAGGCGATCACCTTCAAGGCCAGCCGCGCCGACGATACCGGCCATGCCGACATGGCGTGGGCCGCGATGCATATTTTCATCAATGAGCCGCTCGACGGTCAGACCCGGCCCAAGACGCGCATGGAGGTAATCGGTGACGAAGAAGACCAAGATCCGTCGCATGAGTTCGGCGGAGACGACTTCGACGGCGAATATGGCTATCTCCGACGGCACGAGCGGGGAGGGGGGCACCGATCGGGGGGGCATGGATGCCTTTACCTTCGGGGACCCGGAATCGGTGCTCGACCGGCGCACCCTGCTCGATACGGTCATGCAGGTGTATCGCAACGATCGCTGGTACGAACCGCCGATCAGCCGCGACGGGCTGGCGCGGTCGTTCAATGCGTCGCCGCACCACAGCAGCGCCATCCTGCTCAAGCGCAATATCGTCGTCAGCGAGCTTAGGGCGACGCCCTATTTGGCCAGTGCGGTGGCCGAGCGGGCGATCCAGGACTTTCTGGTCTTCGGCGAATGCTATTTGCTGAAGATCGTGAATCGCTTCGGCGGCTTGGTGCGGCTCGACTATCTGCCCGCCAAATATATGCGGCGCGGGGTGACGCCAGGGGTCTTCTGGTATGTGCCGGGCGGCGCGCCGGAGGTGGAGTATCCGGCCGGGGCGGTGGTGCAGATCATGCAGCCCGACATCAACCAGGAGATTTATGGATCACCGGAATATCTGTCGGCGATCCAGGCGGCGCTGCTGAACGAGGCCGCGACGCTTTTCCGGCGTCGCTATTACCTGAATGGCAGCCACGCCGGGTACATCCTCTATGCGACCGGCGATATTGACGAGCGTGACACAACGAAGTTGCGCGCCGCCCTGCGTGCGTCGAAGGGGCCGGGCAATTTCCGCAATCTCTTCGTGCACGCACCAGCGGGTAAAGAGGGGAGCCTGAAGATTATCCCGGTCGCCGAGCAGGGGGCCAAGGACGTCTTCCTGGAAATCAAGAACGCAACGCGGGACGATGTCTTGGCGGCGCACAGGGTGCCGCCCCAGCTGCTCGGCATCGTCCCGGCGCAGGGATCGGCATTCGGAAATCCCCGCGACGCCACGGGGATGTTCTGGATGCTGGAGATCATCCCGCTGCTCTCCCGCTTCCTCCGAATTAACGAATACGTTTGCGTTGAAGCGGTGCGTACTAGGGGGGAAATCGAACGATCCCACCTATTTCCCCTGCCCAAAGATTAACTCTTATGAAAAATGCTGCCAGCGATCACCACTAATGTCTGTCAATTTTACGTGAGGCCGACGATGTGCAATAGAATTGGAATCGCAAATAAGCTTATCAATAATGCAATAAGAGATTTTCTTACCTTTGACTTTCGTCGTGCCCAGCCAAGCTGAAATTCTATTATGGGAAATAATTTCTCTATTAGAGTATATGCCGCGAAAAAAAATCCAAACAAAAATACTACATTAACAATCACCAATATTGGGGATGCCTGAACGTAATTCTGTAAGATAATGCTTAAAATGTTCCAGTTAGAGTATAGTAAAAGTGAGGTCGATATTATGGCAATCAGCGCAGACATGGTAAAATGTGCAAAGTTTGACCTTGCCCATGCATAATCTGGCTCATGTATCTTAAGCCAATTTCTCAGTTTTCTAACGGTCGTTTCCGCGATTGCATCAGGCCCACTAACTCTAATATTGACGCTGGTTCCATACATTCCGCCTATTTCTACTTCAAAGTATCGAGAGTACGATGCTCCCAAGCCAAATTTTATTTCTGTCGGTGCGTCTGGCTCCGAGTTTAAAGTATCTAACAAATTTTCGATAGATTTTTTAGTTGGGCGAAATCCATTGGAGAACTCGACAGAATAAACTGTTGCAAATTCATGCTCGTAGCGCTCTATTTGATCATTGTTGTATCTGCGAGCGTGGGCTGCAAGTTCTTCATCCTCGTCGTTGACTTCGAGGTCCGCTGGGGGAGGGGGCATGAGTTCGGCTCTTGCGTAGCCCATTATCTGGGACAATTCCAAGAGGGCTTCTGGTGTAATGCAGATCGGCCTTTTGTGGCTTATTCGAAAATTCGATTCGTAGTGTTTCAAATATGCCTCCCCGCGATGACTTTTAGTGTTCTATCGACACTGTAGACCCTGGCAAGGTTCCATGCCCGGGGTCACTAGGCGGTGACGATCGGCACATCAGCGATGCTGGTCGTCCAAGCCGGTGACCGCATGTCCGATCGCAGGCGCCACTGACGCCTGAAGCCTTGCCCGGCGGTCACGACCGTGAATTTGCCGAACCGGCCGTTCACGTCGTCGATCGCTGCCATAAGCTTATCTCGGCGGTCGCTATCGCTCTCGAACAGGGTGCGCGGTCGATCGGCCGCGCTAGTTAGATCGTCCAATAGAATCCCCGCCTTGGTATAGGCATATCCGTCGCGCCACGCGCGCTCGGCGCAGCGCCCGGCGGCTGCGATCAGCTCCAGGCTGTCGCTGGTCATCGGGTGGAGGGTGGTGGCGCGCGAACCGGCATATTGCGGGCGATCCGGCTTGTGCCGGTTCGTATGGAAGAAAGCCGTCAGTCTGCCCGCGGCCAGGCCGTGCTGGCGCAGCTTCTCGCCTGCGCGAAGGGCGTATTGTGACAGTGCGCCCATCATGGCGTCGAAATCGGTCACCGGGGTGCCGAATGACCGGGTGACGGCCATTCCCTTGCGCTGGGGCTCGACCGCCTCGATCGCATTCGAGGGAAAACCGCGCAGCTCGGCGACCAAGCGCTCGAGCACGACGGTGCCCAGGCCCCGCGCCTGCTTCATCGGCATGTCGCGCAAAGCGGCCGCTGTCGTGATGCCGAGCGCGGTCAGCTTCATGGCGGTCGCCCGCCCGACGCCCCAGACATCCTCGACCGGAAAGGCGCGCATGACATCGTCGCGGACACGATCGCCGCGCAGATCGGCAACGCCTCCGAAGCGTGGGTGCTTCTTTGCGGTGGCATTGGCCAGTTTCGCTAGTGACTTGGTATCGGCAATGCCGACGCATGTCGGGATCGCGGTCCAGCGCAGCACCTGGTCACGCAGCTGGTGGGCATGGTCGACCAGGTCGCGGTCCTCAAATCCAGCCAGATCGAGGAAGATCTCGTCAATTGAGTAGATCTCGAAATCGCGGACGAAAGCTTCGCAAGCCGCGACCACCCGACGCTGCATGTCGCCATACAGCGCATAATTGGAGGACCGGACGCGAATCTCGTGCTGGCGGATCAGATCGCGCAGATGATGTAGCGGGTCGCCCATCTTGATGCCGAGCGCCTTGGCCTCGGCAGATCGGGCGATGGCGCAGCCGTCATTATTCGACAGGACGATGACCGGCACGCCGATCAGGCTGGCGTCGAAGGCGCGCTCGCAGGAGACGTAATAGTTATTGCAGTCAATCAGGGCGATGGGCGCGGTCATACGACCTTGCGCGCCACGCCCACGACCACGCCCCATATGTCGACATATTCGTCGACGAGGATGTGCGAGAAGCCCTCGGCCTCCGGGACCAGCCAATAGCGCCCGTCCAATTTCTTCAGGCGCTTCAGGGTGCGGTCGCCGTGCACCAGGGCGACGACGATAGATCCTGAGCGCGGCCGCTTCGCGCGATTGACGACGATCAGATCCCCGTCTGTGATACCGGCGCCCGCCATCGAGCCGCCTTCGACACGCATAATGTAGCTCGCGGCCGGATGCTCGACGAGCCAGGCGCCGAGGTCGATCGGATCTTCCATGTCGTCCTGGGCAGGCGAGGGGAAGCCTGCTGGCGTCCGGCATAGCAGCATCGGCACCTCGCGGGGCACCAGATGAATAGGGATTTCACGCAGTTGCATCGACGTTCCAACGACTCATGGCCCAACCCATGTGGAACATAAAGCGAACAAAGGTCAACGGCGATCCGGAGCGGCCGGGGGCGGGTCGAGATTTCGCAACCCCGATTTCCGCGCAAGACCCCCCGCCTCGCCCGCCTGCTTTTTAGGTCGGTTTTGATGCAAAGCTGGCATCTGATGCAGCCAGGTTTTCCGGGGCGTACAGAGGCGAAATAGGGCCTCGGTACGTGATGCATCCTGATGCAGCCAGATGTGCTTGGCGGGCGTCCTGTGGGAAGAGCGTGCAAAAGCCGCTTGCTGCTCCCCAGGCAGCACCGCGTCGGCATAGCCGACGCTCCCGCCCGCCGGGTCTTGGCGGTCGGGATCGGCTAAATCCGGTCGGGTGAGGGGAGGGGCCACCATCTAACTGCGCAACGCGAAGCGTTTCCTTTTATTCTTAGATCTTCCACCGGGTAGCGGGCAAACTATGTACCCGCGCTAGGTACGACAGCGTCGCGGCGGTCGAGCCCATCGCGCACCCCAGCGAGCGCGGCCGACAGCGCCGGATCACTAGGCCAGGCGGGCTTGGCGCTGGTGGTCACGGCGCGCAGCTTCTTCAGACCGATGGTCAGCAGGTTCTGGAATGCGGCCTTTGCCTCCTGGACGAGCTGTTCACCCCAAGCGAAATAGTAGGCGTTTGAGGTTTGTTCGAGCTGCGGCCCGGCTTGACCCTCGGCGCCCTCCTTGGTCTTGGTGCGACGCACCCAGCACAGAAACCCAAACTGGCGAAGGCGTGCAAGCGCCGCCTTTACATAGCCTTCGCTCTTACCGACGGCGTCGACGATCGTGTCGATACGCGGGAATAGTTCGCCGGTGACGTGATTGAAGCGGTCGAGCATGTACGCCAGCACCGCGCGATCGTCGCCATGCAGTCGGTTGCGTGAATCGGTCACATCGTCCCGCTTACCGGCGCGGCGGTCAGCGCGCTCCTGGCGGAGCTGAATGCAGTGGGCTTTGTATAGTCTGTCGAAAGCGCCCAAGGCCGCGCCCTTAAAGGCGTTCCATTTGCGCCGATCGCCGTCCCCGTGGCGACGCCACGGTTTGGCCTGGCGGCTATCTTCGTGAAAGCTTCCCCGCCGAACCGGATCGGTTGCGTCGCCTTCTTTGCGATGCCCAGGCGTGGTTGAAAGGATGGATGCTGCTAGGTCCCCGAATCGCGCAGTCATGCGGCGTATCCGGTTGGAAGCACGCGGCTAACCCATTGATTTTTCACGGGCGATTTTTCCCTGATTTGGGAAAAAAGCCGAGTTTATTCAACGCCTTCTTGGGGAATCATAATCCGCGTGTCGGGGGTTCAAGTCCCTCCTTCGCTACCACCCGGTGTATTTTCTTCAGCATTCACGACGATGACCACGCCCCGTGGCGCCTGCCGTCGTACCCCGTCAC